GAGATTTGCGAAAGACCAATATGGTGAGCGAAAAATGTCAAGTGACACTCAATATAGAGCTAAAGTAAATGGACTGATGGAAGAGTTTGTGGCTAATGGTGGAAAGTTATGATACAATTATAACAATATTAAATTATTAACTATTTAGATACCCTCCTACGAGAACCTAATAAGTTGAGAATTTGTAGCTCTAAGCTATGAACTCCCTCTTATTGGGAGTCACCCAAAGCCTTTAGCAGATATTACTAATTTGAAAAACAGTTCTAATAGAACGAAGGTAAATAAAATGTCAGTAAATCTTTCGAGCGTAGCTCAAGAAGAATTTGATAGCGAAGTAAAACACGCTTATCAAGGTATGCAAACATTACGAGGATGTGTAACATCTCGTTTAGGTGTAGTTGGAGACAAGTACGATTTTAGATTAATGGGTAAAGGTATTGCAACAACTCGTACTGGTTCATCAGCAGATGTTGTTCCAATGGGAATTGCACACTCTTTAAAAGTTGCTACATTAGTAGATTACGAAGCTCCTGAATATACAGATATTTATGACCAAGCTACAGTAAACTTTGATGAAGTTGTTCAACTTGCTAAAACTATTGCAGGTGCAATGGGTCGTAGAGACGACCAATCAATTATTGATGCTATGGCTCTTACGACTAACACTTTTGTTGATGCAACTCCTACAGTGGCAACACTTACTAAGGCTTCAGAGTCTTTAAACAAAGTAGAAGCTCCAACTGAAGATAGATACTTCGTATGTGATGAAGCATTCTTAAAAGCATTCTTAGATGATGAAAAAATCACATCAGCTGATTACGCTACAGTAAGAGCATTACAATCAGGTCAAGTTGATTCATTCATGGGCTTCAAGTTCAAAATGATTGGTTCAGGACGTGTTGAAGGTGGTCTTGGTGCTGGTGTTGCTTATGCATTCCATAAAGCTGCAATTGGGCATGCTGTTGGTATTGACATGAAAACTCGTGTTGATTGGGTAGCTCACAAAGCGTCTCACCTTTCATTAGGAATGTGGAAAGCTGGTTCAGTTGCTATCGACATCGAAGGTATAGTTAAGATTACAGCATCTTAGTCTATTTAGTAGGGTCTTCGGACTCTACACTAATATATTAAGGAGATACAATGGCAGGACTTATCGCACGCATACAATTAGTTTCAAATGCTCTTATACTTTTGGGTGACAGACCTATAGCTTCATTGGCTGAAGATTCAACAGGTGCTACACTTGGCTCTAACTTATTTGAGAATACTTATTTATCTATGTTACAAAACCATAGATGGAGATTTGCAATCAAGACACAAGAGCTTAATAGATTATCAGCTAAGCCAAAGACAGGATATAATTATGCTTTTCAACTTCCTTCTGATTTCTTATATGCAGTAAAGTGTGACTCGACTAATTTTGAAGTCTATGGCAATGAACTACATTCTAACAATGAATCATTAACATTAGATTACACAAGAAGAATTAGTGAAGATAGGTTACCAGCATACTTTGCAAAAGCATTAGAATACAACCTAGCAACTATCTTCGCAGTACCATTAACAGGTGATATCGATAAGGGTAAATACTATAAAGCTATTTATGATGATGCTATAAGAAAAGCTAAGTATGCAGATAGTACACAATACCCTGAAGTCGCAGTAATTAGACAACCTTATGTTGATGTTAGGCATTAACTATGGGTGCAAATTTCCTACAGAGTAACTTGACAGGTGGTGAGTTAGCTCCTACACTTCATGCAAGAGTAGATATAGATAAGTATGCAGCTTCTGTTGCAGAAGCAGTCAATGTTGTTATTGTTCCTCAAGGTGGAATGAGAAGAAGAGCAGGGCTAGCTAAGACAGAAGGTGGATACTATACTGAAGAGTTGAGAATTGAACCTTTCATATTTAATCAACAACAAAAATATGTACTTATATTCAGACCAGATTTTATAGATGTTATGAGAGATGGAGCTATTGTTGCAAGAGATATTGCATTCAGTATTGATAACATAGAAATGATAGATGATTTAGACATCATACAGAGTGCTGACACAGTTATTATTACTCATGAGACAATTAATCCGATGAAGCTTGTTCGTGGTGCTACAGACGCTGATTGGACTCTATCAAATATAAGTCTTACAATTCCTAAGAATGATTTTGGTTCAGGTGATGAGCCTGTATGGTCAAGCACTAGAGGCTATCCTGCTTGTTGTGTGTTTCATGGTGGTAGATTGTGGTTAGCAGGTAGTACACAAAAACCTACATCTATATGGGGTTCAAGAGTAAATAGCTTCTTTGACTTTACTTGGGTAGAAACAAGTGGAAGTGTACCTGATGACCATGGTATCTTCGATACTATTGACACAAGTGAATATAATAAGATAGTTAATATATTTGCAGGTAGAAAACTTCAAGTGTTTACAACTGGAGCAGAGTTTATTAATACTATAAACTTCCCTACACCTAAAGACTCAAGTTGGCAGCAACAGACTGGTTATGGCTCTAAAAGACTTAGACCTATTCTTATTGATGGTGCTACACTCTATGTAGACAGTTCAACAAGAACTATTAGACAATTCTTATATGACTATAATGAAGATGGCTTCGTATCAAATAATATAACACTACTAGCATCACATCTGCTTACAAATATTAAATCACTTAAAGCAATTAAGGGAACGAACCTTGATGTGTCTGATTATGTATATGCAGTAAATGCTGATGGGACTGTTGCAGTTATGAATACATTAAGAAGTGAATCATTGCTTGGCTGGACTCATTGGAAAACTCAAGGTGAGTTCGTAGATGTATGTGTATTGTCTAAAGAGGTATACTTCCTTATTAAGAGAGAAGATATGTACTTCATAGAAAAGTTAGAAGAAGATACATATACTGACCACAATGTTATAGTTAGAGGAACTAAACCTACTATGAACAATATCGTAGATGGCTCAGATAATATCGTAGATGGTTCAGATAATATTGTAGATACAGATATGAGTTCAGGAACTCCAATAACTTCTGTTACTACAAACTATAAAGACCTGTTTTTAACTTCTAAGTTTAAGGTAGTTGCAGATTATTCTGTTATGCCTGATGCTTATCCTGTAAGCGATGGAACAGACTTAAATCACTTTGAGATAACTAGAGATGCATACAGATTAGAAGTAGGTTTAGATTTCTCTACTAAGATTAAGATGCTACCACTTAACACACAGATAAAAGGTGCAGGAACTACATTCCATAGACGCAAAAGAGTTGTTAAGGTAGACTTGAATATATTAGAAAGTTTAGGTATAAATGTATGCGATATACACGCACCAGACAGAAAGTTTTCAGTAGTATTAGATACAGCACCTGAAAGGTTTACAGGCTTCAAAGAAGTTTATGTCTTAGGGTATCAGAGACTATATCAATTTGAAATAACACAAGAAGAACCATTACCTATGTTGATAAGGGGGATTGGTTATGAATTGGAATATTAGGGAGACATTATGAGTTTTGCATCATCAATGGCAGGCAGAAGCTACGCAAATAGTGCAGGAGCAAGTGCAAGCCACTATACAGGCGGAGTTAATTCTGTTTCAAGTGGTGGATCATCATCAATGAGTGCTGGTGGAATACTGATGGCTGGTTCAGCTATACTTGGAGCAAGTCAGGCATACTTCGGTGCAAAAGCTGCACAATCACAATATAACATTAAACGAATACAAGTAGAATCACAATATAACATTAAACGAATACAGGCGAAGAAACAAAAGAGAATTGCACAATTTAATGGTAAAATAACAACAATGAATATGACACAGGCTTTTAACAAGTCAAGAGCGTCTGATGTTGTTATGGCAGCAGCACAGAATAGAAGAGGTGGTTCAGTCGCAGCAATAGCTAGTGCTTCTGAAGCTCAGTACAACTGGGACTTAGACTTAGCAGCAATGGGTACTAAACTCGAAGAGATGGGTTATCAAGCAAATGCAGCAAACTATAAAGCAGCAGGAGAGTACGCATCAACAGAGTATGCCGCAGCAGCAGATTACGCTGGAGGAACGGGGATGCTTACTAATGTATCAACATCAATGATTAACTCAGCTATGGGAATGGCTAAAGTAGGAAGCATGGGAAGCATAGGAGAATAATATGGCAGCATTACAAGGTTACGAAACACAATCACAACAAACAGCACAAGCTACACCAACGGAGCCATTCTCTACAGCTGCTTCTACAGCAACAACAGATGTAGCAAATAGAAGCTTAGCAACAGTTACAGCAAGACTAGCGAAGTTTTCAGAGAATGCTACAGCTATGCAAACAGCTAATGCAGTAGATAAAGCTAAGCAAGATGCAGCACAAGCATCAATAAATGGAGAACCTTTTCATAAAGAGAGCGTTTACTCTGCTTATGGAAGAGCTTATAACAGTGTTGCTTCTGCTACTTATGCAAGTCAAGCAGACATGGACATAAACAAAAAGTCTTCAGAGCTTGCTATGGAGTTTGAGAATGAACCAGAGATGTATGATAATGCTCTTGGTGAATATATCAACACTATGAGTACTGAAGCTCCAACTCCTGCACTTTCAAGTGTTATAGGCATATCAGGTGCTAAGACAAAGAATAGTCAGTATGGTAGACTAAAAATAGCAGAGAGTGGTAGAATAAAACAAGGGCAAGTAGAAACATTCGCTGAAGAGTGGGACTTAAATACTAACCAGGTAATAGAATTAAAAGCTACTGGTGCAGACTATGAAGTACTAAGACAGAAGAGCCTAGAGCATTTAGGTGCTATGATTTCAGAAGGTCTTATCACAGGCGAAGAAGCACAGAAGCTAGTAAAAGATGCAGAGTATAAAGTAACTTATGGTGTAGATACTAGAGAGATGGAATCACTTGTTGGTGATGCTCTATCATCTGGTGACTTCTCAAAAGCTTCAAAATTCTTAACTGACAAAACAGAAGTTAATCGTAAAGATATGGATGTTGTAGAGAATGATAAATATCGTAATGATTTAAACAAGTTATATAATAATGGTCTTAAAGCACTCAAGGCAAGTCAGACATCAAATAAGGCTCAGTCAAACCTTGATGTCAAGAATGCAGCAGATGTATATGCGAATAACCAACAGCCTGATGATGCGACTACTGAAGCAGCTATTGCTGGTTTTGGTAACTCTACTCCAGCAAACCAACAAAAACTTCTCTATTCTAAAAAAGCTTATGAGACTCTTCAATCCCAAGGGACTAAATCGCTATCTGAATTAGAAACATTCACTAGAGAGATGAAAGCTAATAAGAATGCAAGTAAGGAAGACCTAGTAGTTGTTGGTCTTATGGAAAAGATATTAAGTAAGCGAAGAAGTAAAGCTAATAGTGACCCACAATCTTTATCTGTAGAAGAAGGTCGTACATTAGCAACTAACCCTATGGATGCAAACTCTGGAATAGACTCTATATTTATAGGTTTAGATGCTCGAAAGAACACAGCAGTTGGGAACATAGAAGAGTATGGTCAGGGACATGGACAGCTATTAACTAAAGACGAAGCTAAGTCATGGTCTGATTATATGAATAGTCCAGATGTATCAACAAATGAAAAATTAGACTTTGTTACACAATTATATGCGTTGGATGAAAAAGCTGCTGAAACAATGTTCAAGCAAATATCAAAAGAGAATGCACCTGACTTTGCTTTTGCAGCAACTATGGTTACATCAGGCAACTATAATGCAGGACTCTTGGCAATGAGAGGCAAGAACGCTGATATTGTTTTAGAAGAAGGTTTCAAGAAAGAAGCTAGTATCAGTTTAGGTAATGCATTTAGCATACAAGGTGGAGAAGCAAGAAACGCTTATCTAAATGGAGTTCTAAACTATGCTAAGGGGTATCAGATGGAACAAGGTGATATCACCTTTGATGAAGCTATAAAGAAGACTGTAGGTACTGTTAAAGACTATAATGGTCAAGATGTTTTAATTCCACCTTCTGTAGATACTTCAGACTTCAATAAGTGGATGGATAATATTGTCATTGCTGGTCATCCAGTAACACAAGAATTGGTTAGAGATATGCCTGACACTTTCTTTGATGGTACTACTCAATTAAGAACAGTATCACCTGGTAAATATAATGTGTATATTGACAACGGAAACGGAGTGTATTCAGCTCAGGTAGACAAGACTACTGGTAAACCATTAGTTATAATATACGGAGAATAGAATGTTTGCAGAAAAGCTAGACCAACAACTTGTTAATATAGAACCTAATGAGCCTGAAATAGAGAGAGATTTCACTGATGACGCTACTGTTGCTCACTCTTTAGCCAAACTAAAAAGAGGTGAAGGTGAGTCAATCTTTGAAAAAATGAGTCTCCCTGAAACTATATCACTCTCACCAGCAACAATCATCCCTAGTGTTATTCATTCAGCAATGGCATTATTTCAAGAAGATGACCTTGCTGATATATCCAGAACTAAAACATTTGAAACATATAATGATTATAACAAGGGCAACAACAAGCAAGCATACGATGCATATAGCAATGCAAATGTTTGGTATAGAGGGGATGAGTCTTCATCTATGGCAAGAGTAGCACTAGAGGCTTCTATAGAAAATGATTATTTTAAACTAGATAAGAATGGCGAAGTTGTTCAGGGGGCTAATGGTAGTCTGTTTGCTATGATGACAAATGACATGGATACTGTTAAAGGTGCATTACTCGCTAGACACAATGGATATAACTTAGACCAAGAAGCGAGACAATACAAACAATACACAATGCAAAAGAAGCAAGAGTATCTTGAAAAATTAAGAGGTACAGGAATAGGCACTAGACTAGCAGGCGAAGCAATGGCTGAGATAGGTAGGAAAGAAACATTATCAGAGCTTGCTTTGTCTCCAGCAGCAATAGCTGGTAAAACAGCGTGGGCTGGAATGAAGACAGCTTTTATTGCAGAGTCTTTAGCTGTCTTGCCTTCAGAGTATTCTAAAGAGGAACAGATACGAGAACACAAAGCTCGTATTGGTGAAGACAAAGCCATCTTAGAAAGTGCTACAGATATTTTAGCTAACTCAGCATTTGCTGGTGCATTTAGATTTGTTGGTTCTGGTGTCGCTGATTGGTGGGGTGTGAGTAAAGCACTTAGAAAATCAGGCAATGAAGCTGAAGCAGATATAGTTGAAGCTTACTACAAACAGCAAATGAATAGCCTGACATCAAAATCCAATACTCATGTAGATATTATGAATAAAGCTGAAGCAGATATAGACGAAGGTAAGGTAGTTGATGTAGAAGAGTTCTTAGATATTGACATCGCAAAAAAGACTGATGATGCTGTAGAAGAGATTAGTCTGAAAGATGAACTAACGAAACAAGATATAGAAAATGGGTATGAACAAGATGCTGCTAAGTTTGAGAGAGAATTTGAATCAGCAGATAACATTAAAATTCATGATAGAGAAGATATCTATGGTGGTATGGTTGAGCCTAAAGTAGCTGCAGTTAAGATTAAAAAAGCTGGAGAGTTAGACCCAGAGATACTAGCAGAGCAAAAAGCTATAGATGAAGAGATGGCAGCACTTAAAGCTCCTAAAGAAGAACAAATAGATACTGGTTCTAAAGAGTACGGAGATATGATGGCAGAAGGTGATGCACCTAACCCTCAAGGTTTTCAAGCAAAGATTATGAATATAAATGGTGAAGATATCAAGAAGACAGATTTTGACCTAATCCAAAAGTATCAGAAGAATAGAAAGTTTAATAGAGAAAACCCTGATAAGAAACGCAAGATACCAAAGGCACAAGAGGATGCGTATATAAAACATTCAGATGTTGCTGACGATATAGAAGATATTGAGTTCAAAGCTGGTGGGAGTCATTCTGTATTTGCAGGACTAGGCGATAACATCTTTGCAGGTACTGTTGCTGGTGTTAATCAGGATGAAGATGGCAATATAACTTTTGACCCAGCTATGTTCGTTGCAGGGCTTGGTGGTTACACAGTAGCTAAACAAGCTGTCAAAACTCTTGCTAAAGATGGTAGATTTACTAAAGAGATGCTTGACTATGCTGAGAGACAGTTAGATGAGTTTGAAGCTACTAGAGTTGGGAAGGTAGTTACTGGTAAGCAAGAGATTGCTATGGGAAAAGCCAAGATGTTTAGGAGTGAA